CGCCGCAGCGTCCGTCATCGCAGTGGCCGCGGCCGGAACCGGCGCGGCCTGGTCCCCCGCGGCCACCTCAGCGGCCAGCGCCGGGGCGGTCCTCCCGTCCGGCGCGGGCGCGGCGCTCAACGCCGCCGCCAGCACCACGTCATCGGGGAGCGCCGCCGCCACCCTGGCCAGCGGGACCGGCGCCGCGCTCAACCCGGCCGTCACCGCCACGGCACAGGTCACCGCCGTCCTGGCCGCCGGAACCGGGACAGCGCAGAACCCGGCGGCCGCCCCCGGCGTCACTGCCGCCCTGGCCGCCGGGACCGGCGCGGCGCAGAACCCCGCCGTCACCACGGCCGCGTCCGTCACGGCGGTCCTCGCGTCCGGGACCGGCGCCGCGCTGAACGCCACGGTCAGCACCTCCTCGTCCGGCACCGCCGCCGCCACCCTGGCCGCCGCCGCGGGAACCGCCCAGAGCCCCGCTGCGGCCATCGGGGCGGCAGCGGGCACCGCTGCCGGCACAGGCACCGCGCTGAACGCCACGGTCAGCACGGCCGCGTTCACCAATGCTTCCGCCGGGCTCGCCACCGGGACAGGCGCCGCGCTCAACGCGGGCCTGACCCTCGCCGCGATCATCCCCGCCGCGGCCGCCACCGGAACCGGCGCCGCGGGGCAGGCCACCCCGGGGACCGGCGTCCGCGCCGCGGCAGCCACCGCCGCAGGCACCGCGCAAGGCGCCTCACGCGCAGCCGCCGCCGGGCTCGCCACCGGAGCCGGCGCAGCCCAGAACGCGGCCGCGGCCCTCGCGGTCACCGCCCATGCCGCCGCGGCGCAGGCCCTCGGCGCGGCGCTGGGTGTCACCATCCCGCCACCGCCGCCCGTCTACGGCACCGCCCGGCAGGCCGCCATGGCCATCCCCGCCGCGGCCGCCGCCGGAACGCCCGCTCTCGCGTACGCCGCGGCCGGGCAGATGTCCCTACCGCACGCCGAGGGAGGCCAGTACCCATGATCAGCGCAGGCGGCATGTACCCCATCGCGTTCGACGTCCTCGACGCCACCGGGGCCCTCACCCACGCCGCGTCCGTCACCCTCACGATCACGCTGCCCGACGGGACCACCGCAACCCCCGCCATCACCGACGCGACGGTTACCGGGCAGTACCGGCTCGCCTACCAGACGACCATCGCGGGCCGGTACACCGCCCACGCCGTCACCACCGGGCCCGTCACGTCCTGGGACGACGAGTTTGACGCCGCCCCCACGCCCTGGCCCGCCATGGTGTCCCTCAACGACGCCAAGGGCCAGCTCAACATGGACGTCGCCGACCACCGGTTCGACGACGAGCTGCGGGACTTCATCGCCTCCGCCACCGGCGCCGCCGAGCTGTACAAGCACGAGGTCATCGTCCGCCGCACCGTGACCGACGAGCTCGACCTGTGGTCCCAGGGCGGCTACGGCTACGGGTGGGGATACGGGCGGCGGCAGCAGAAATTCTGGCTCCGGTCCGCCCCCGTCATCTCCCTGACCTCCGTCGTCGCGTGGGACGGCTCGGTCACCTGGGACGTCACCCAGATGCGGGCCAGCCCGTCCGGGCTCGTCAAGGTCATGGGCGGCCTCCCAGTCTCCGGCCTCGCCGACATCACCTACATCGCCGGGTACCAGGTAATCCCCGCCCACTACAAGCGGGGTGCGCTGGTCATACTGGCTCATCTCTGGGAGACGCAAAGAGGTCCGGGCACGGCCGCGTCCGGCGTGATCGGCTCCGAGGAGCACTGGCGTCAGCCCGGCGAGTTTTTCTCGGTTCCGGACAAAGCCAAAGAGCTTTTGGGACCGCCCCGCCCGGTGATGGCCTGATGGCCGCCTGGTCGTCGCAGGTCCCCGACGCCATCACCGCGCTGCTGGCCGCATTCACCGCCGCCCCCGCCCTCGCCGGGGTGGATGTCCGCGACGGCCCCCAGGTCGCCGCCTCCGCCGCGCTGGAAGCCGTCCTCGTCGGCTGGAACGGCCGGGCCGACGACCAGCTCGCCGCCGACGCCTCCGTCAACCCTGAAGTCTTCGGCGACGCCGACGACCGGGAGCTGTTCACGATCCGGTGCGCCGCCATGGTCCTGAACGGGCAGAACGACCTGGCCGCCGCCCGCACCCGCGCCTACGCCCTGCACGCCGCGTGCGGCGCCGCCGTCCGGGCGGACCGCAGGCTCGGCGGGACGGTGGGCGATTCCCACATGGGCCCGCACTCGCTGCGGCAGACGCAGACCCCGGACGGGACCGTGGCCACCGTCGCGTTCAGCGTGGCCTGCGACGCGTTCACCGGGACCTAGCGGTCTGTGCGCCTACCGGCTCAGCCCGGTAACAGGGTCCACGTAAGCCGTCACCTTCCATGCCCTGGAGTGTAATGCGCTGGCTGCTCATCCACCCCGGGCCGTCCTGGTCCGTGGCTGACGTTTTCAACGGCTGGTCAGAGGCCCTGACCGGGCTCGGCGAGACGGTCGAGGAATACCCGCTCGACGCGGCCCTGCGGTTCTATAACAACGCGCTCGCCGAAACCGGGCAGGTCCGGCCGTGCGGCTGCCGTGAGGTGCGGAAATACCTCGACCGCGACCAGGCCAGCCGCCTCGCCCTCGACCCGATCCTCGCCGCCGCGAACCGGTTCTGGCCCGACGTGATCCTGTGCACCTCCGCGTTCTTCCTGCAGCCGTGGCTCCTGGAGATCCTCCGCGACCGCGGCCACAAGATCATCGTGATCTTCACGGAAAGCCCGTACCAGGACGACTACCAGCTGAAAGTCGCGGAGTACGCGGACCTGAGCCTCCTTAACGACCCGGTCAACATCGACGCCTACCGGCAGGTCGGCCCCGCCGAGTACATGCCCCAGGCGTACCGGGAGACGGTCCACTACCCGCCGCCGTTCGGCGCCGAGCCGGAATACGACTTCGCGTTCGTCGGGACCGGGTTCCCCAGCCGCGTCCGGTTCTTCGACCAGATGGACCTGGCCGGGCTGAACGTCCGGCTGGGCGGCCTGTGGATGGACCTCCCCGAGGACTCCCCGCTGCGCGACTGGACGGCCATCACCGACGACACCGGTGACTGCGTCGACAACCCCGAGGTCGCCGGGATCTACCGGCGGGCCCGGACCGGGATCAACTTCTACCGGCGCGAAGCCGAAGACGGCCACGAAGGCGAAGGGTGGGCCGTCGGACCCCGGGAGATCGAGATGGCCGCGTCCGGGCTGTGGTTCGCGCGGGACCCGCGGCCGGAATCCGACGAGCTGTTCCCGATGCTGCCCGCCTTCAGCAGCCCGGACGAAGCCGGGGACCTCATCCGGTGGGCGCTCGCCCACCCCGCCGAACGCGCCGAGGCGGCGCTGAAAGCCCGCGCTGCGATCGCGGGCCGCACGTTCACCGAGCACGCCAAGCAGCTGCTCCGGTTGCTCGACCGGCAGCCCGTCAACATGTAGGGGAGACAACAGATGCCATCCAGCAGGCGGCACGGCCGGAACGGGCAGATCTACCTGGGCCTGACCAGCGGCAGCGTCGCGATCCCGATACCGTTCCAGGCCAACTGGTCTATTAATAAGGCTTCGGACCGTGACGAAGTGACTGCGTTCGGTGACGCTAACAAGACATATGTCGGAGGGCTAAGCGATGCCTCCGGGGACTTCAGCGGATTTCTAGATGCCGGCACCAGCCAGACCTACGTCGCCGCCTCAGACGGACTGAGCCGGAACATGTACCTCTACTGGGACGCAACCAACGACCCTTCGTCCTACTTCTACGGCACCGTGCTTGTCGACTTCAGCGCGGACGGTTCCGTCTCGGGTCCGGTGAACTTCAAAGCCACCTGGGCCGCGGCCGGCCCCGTGGTCCGGTACACCCAGTGGGGCGGCATCAACACCTGATGGCCGGGCTGGCGGACGCGGCGGCGGAGCTGGAGGCGCTCGCGTTCCGGCTGCGCCGCGCCGGCGACACGGAACTGCTCCGGGAAGTCACCCGGGCGATGCGCGACGCTGTCGTCCCGGTGCAGGGCGAGATCGTCGAGGGCCTCAAACCGCACCTGCCCGACCCGTACGCGGCGGCCCTCGACGCGGACCTGCGGCTCGGCGTCAACGTCCGCACCAACGAACGCGACCCGGGCGTGGCCATCACCGGGCAGGCCAGGAGCAAGGCCCGGAAGCTGCGCAGCCTGGACGCCGGCGAGCTTCACCATCCCCTCTGGGGTGACCGTGAGCACTGGTACCGGCAGGAGGTCCAGCCCGGCTGGTTCTCCGGCCCCGCCGAGGCCGCGGGTCCGCGGGTCCGCGAGGCGATCGGGAAGGCGCTGGAAGGCGTCGCCGACAGAGCAGTCAAGGGAGCCTAGTGGCCAAGATAGTCATCGACGGCGAGACGTTCGATTACGACGCGCAGAAGCAGCCCATGTCGGAGGCGCTCGCGATCGAGGAGGTCTACGGGGCGCGGTACGCCCAGTGGCAGCAGGACCTGGCGGCAGTGTCGGCTAAGGCGTACAGCGTGCTCGCGTGGGTCATCTGGCGGCGGGAGGGCCGCGATATCCCGTACGCCGACATCGCCAGCGGGAAGGTCGATTTCGACCTGGGCGAGATGCTGCAGTCCGTCTTCGACGTGCCCGAGGCGGCGGCCGAGGCGGACCCTACGGTGCCCCCGGACCCGGCTGGCACACCTGGGACCGGGACCGCTACATCGGGGTCTTCGCGGAGAGGCTCGGGATCAGGCCGTGGGAGATCGGCAGACTGAGCGTGGCCGACTTCGAGGCACTGCTGGACTATCTCGAGGCCCCCGGCGGGGAGTTACCAGGACGGCCACAGCCCGGCCAGGGCAAGCATGTCCACCGCGACCAGCGACAGGACCCCCGCCGCGACTACGGCAACGGCCAGTGCCGCGATGCGGACGATGACGATGATCCTGGTTCTGTTCATGGCTTCTCCTTCGGTTCCTCATCGAACCTGCACCTCTTTCGTACAAGAAAGCAAACGGCGGGAGGCGGGTGAGACGTGGCCGGGCAAAATATCACGTTTGATTTCCTGACCCGGGGCGCCGACAGTACCGCCGCCGGATTCAGGAAAGTCGGGGACAATACCGTCCTGGCCGCCAAGGGTGCCAGGGTCCTTGCCGACGCCATCGAGAAGCTCGGCAGCAAGGAAGACCGCACCGCTGCCGAGTCGAAGCTCCTGGCCAGCGCCCTGCGGCAGACCGGCGACGCCGAAGACCGGGTCGCGGCCCGGGCCGTCCTCGCCGACGCTGCCATCCGCCGCCTCGACGACTCGATGCAGGATTCGTCCAAGACCGCGGCGAAGGCCGGGGCCGGGTTCGGCAGCCTCGCCGGCGCGGGCGGGATCCCCGGCGGCGGGATGGGCGCGGCCATCGCGGCCGGGGTCGTCCTGTCCCCCGTCATCGCGACGCTCGGCACCGGGCTGGCCGGGTTCGGCCTCGCCGCCGCGGGGGCCGCCAAGCCGATCGCGGACGCCGCGGGCAAGACCGGCGGCCTGGCCGCGAACATGTCCAAGCTCAACCCGGAGCAGCGGGCCCTGGCCACCTCCATCCTCGGCCTCGGCAAGCAGTACCACCAGTTCGAGCAGCAGATGCAGCCCGAAGTGCTGTCCGTCTTCAACGCCGGCATCAAGCTCGCCGGGGGGCTGCTGAAGGACGTCCAGCCCGTCGCCGCCGCCACCGGGAAGGCGCTCGGCGGGTTCCTCGGCCAGGTCGACACCGAGTTCAGGTCGCGGACGTGGCAGCAGTTCTTCGGGTTCATGGCGGACACCGCCGGGCCCGACATGAAGCTGCTGACGGCTAATTTCGTCGACCTGATGCACGTGCTGCCGCCGCTGCTGGAGGACCTGCAGCCGCTGGCCACCGGGTTCCTGCAAGCCTCGGACAACGCCCTGAAGCTGGCCGGGTCGATCGCCTCGTTCGGCAAGAGCACCGACAAGACCAGCAACTCCGTCGGCACGAACGTCGGCCTGCTGGGGTTCCTGTCCAAGGCCGTCGCGAACGTCACCAATTTCATGCACCCGGGCGGCGTGGCGACCGGGGCGCTCAACTCGGCGCTGGCCGGCATCCCCGGCAATGCGGGCAAGGCCGGGACGGGCCTGGCCGCCACGGCGGTGAAAGCGCAGTCCTACGCCCAGTGGGTGCAGGCGTCCGCGAAGGCCACCACGGCCCTGGCGACCGCGCAGAGCGCCGCCGTGTCGACGCAGCTGGCCTACGGCAACGACATCCTGACCTCCGCGAACGACGCGCAGACGTTCCACGACAAACTCAGGGCGTCCGCGGGCCAGATCGGGCTGCACACCCAGGCGCAGAGGGATTCCTTCGGCGCCGCCAACACCTACATCGGGGACCTGAGCAGGCAGGCGACGTCGGCGATAGCCAGCGGCCACGGCACCAACGCGGCCATCGCCGCGATCCGCGGCGGGCTGCCCGTGCTCGACTCCGCCAAGACGAAGAATCAGCAGTACTGGCAGGAAGTCCGGACGCTGGTCGGCTACCTGAACAAGCTGTCGCTGATCAAGTTCATCAACACGCCCATCCACGTCACCGGCTCCGGGAAATGGTCGGTGACGGGGACGTCGATCACGCCGGGTGTCGCGCACGGCCCGCAGAACATCGGGGCCGCGCCCGGCGCCGCGACCGGGCTGTACATCAACCGGGGCACCGGGCCCACCGCCGATGACGTGATGATCCGGGCGTCCAAGGGCGAGCTGGTCGTCCCGACGCATATGGTCCGGGCCGGAGCGGTGGATCACCTGCGCGGGCAGATCCCCGGGTTCGCCGCGGGCGGCGTGGCCGGGTCCTACGGCCCGGGAAAGGTGGCCGGGCTGCCGCCCTGGATCGGCGGGCGGATCAACGCGACGGACACCGCGATCGCGCAGAACACCGCGCAGGCGATCCTGAACGCGATGGCGGCCGCGCAGAAGGCCGGGAAGGCCATCACCGCAGGCGGCATCGGGAACTACAAGCCGGGCGCGGGCGTGCAGCAGTGGCGCGGCGTCGTGCAGCAGGCCCTCGGCCTGGCCGGGGCGAACGTCGCTCAGCTCACCGATGCCGTGCTCTACCAGATGCAGACCGAGTCCGGCGGCAACCCGACCATCGTGAATCGTACCGATTCGAACTGGATCGCCGGCCATCCGTCGGTCGGGCTCATGCAGGTCATCCGGGGGACGTTCGCCGCGTACGCCGGCCGGTACCGGAACGTGGGCCCGTTCGAGTACGGCGTCTCGGTTAACCCGCTGGCCAACGTGTACTCGGCGATCAAGTACGCCCAGTCGAATTATGGCCCTGGCCTGCGGAACGCCTACGGCGGCATCGGCTCCGGTCACGGTTACGCGCTGGGCGGCCTGGTCCCCGGGTTCGCGTCCGGCGGGGTCGCCGGGCAGGGCGCGGCGTACCTGAAGGCGTGGCAGACCCGCCACGGCGGCCCGTACGCCCTCGCGGTAGGGCCGAAGGTCCTGAACGAGCAGATACCCGAGATGGCCGCCGCGATCGGCCGGGCGAAGACCCTCGCCGGGGCGCCGGGACTGTCCGCCGGGCAGCACAAGTTCTGGGCGGGCGCCGCGGCCGGGGAGACCCGGCTCCTGGCCACCCTGCTCAAGGAGCGGACCACCGAGCGGGCGTGGCGGACCATGCTCGGCGTCAACGAGCTCGGCCTCGACAAGGAGATCCGGGCCGCGGGCAGCCTCCCGTCGCTGGCGAAGAACGTGCGCGGCTGGAAAGCGCAGATGGGCCGGGACAAGGCCACCGTCGCCGCGATCTCCGGGATGCTCGGGTACTCCGACGCGTACATCAAGGCGCACCCCGCCGCGGTACCCGGGCCCGTGCTGCCGGGTGTTACTCATTCATACGGCGGCGATATCGTCAACTCGATCGCTCCGGTGCTGGCGGCGGCGCTGGGCCCGTTCACGGGTGCCGCCCGCGGCGGGATGGTCAGCTACGACCGGGGCGGCTGGCTGAAGCCGGGGGCCACCATGGCCTGGAACGGAACGGGACGACCAGAACAGGTAATCCCCGCCCGGGGTGGCGGCGGCGGCAAGCTGCAGGTCGAATGGGTCGGCGGGAACGGCGGCGACGACCTGGAGCGCTGGATCAGGAAGAACGTCCGGATCCGGGGCGGCGGCGATGTGCAGCGGGCG